GTACTTAAAGACAACGACGGGTACATTAGCGGTCTTAAATTAAATAACGGTGATACTCTCGAAGCTGATTTGTACATTGACTGCACAGGATTTAGATCATTGCTACTGGAGCAGGCTATGGGTGTTCCGTTTGAATCGTATTCGAGTCATTTGCCTAATAATCATGCATGGGTAACACACGTTCCATACACTATTAAAGAAATTGAAATGGAAAACGTTACTAATTGCACAGCACACAACAATGGTTGGGTGTGGAATATTCCACTATATAACAGAATCGGCAGTGGTTATGTTTTTTGTGACAAGTTTATCAGCAAAGAAGATGCACTGCAAGAATACAAAGACTATCTTGATAGTGAGGCTATGACGGTACTTAATCCGGCAAGAAGCAAACTCTGCGAATTTAGATTAATTGAAATCAAAAACGGAGCACATGATCGAGCATGGGTTAAAAATTGTGTTGGTATAGGTCTATCCTATGCATTTGTAGAACCTTTAGAAAGCACTGGTTTGTTGAGTGTTCAAGAATTACTATTAAAACTGTGCGAAACACTGCATAACAAACAGATCAATAAAATTCATGTTGATAATTTCAATTATGTAACCAACTATGTTATGGAAAGTTTTAAGAACTTTGTAACATATCACTATGTGTTTAGCTCTCGCAGAGATACTCCATACTGGCAACATGTTACTGAAAATATAGAAATGGATTCATTAATGTTTGATAGAAAACTAAACCAGTTACCGCCTACCGCAGCTGGCGATTTGGCAATCAAGTTACTCCAAACACATAGTATGCCTGCAGATCAGAGCATGGGCGGCATGCCTGATATTTTAGTAGGCATGCATGTGCTACCAGTGAGTGCCACACAAATGGCAGTTGTTAAGATGTTGATCGAATCAAGGCATGGATCAGTTCCAGAGTTTTATACCAGTCAAACTCAGGACTACTGGGATCAAAAGAAAGAATATATCAACTCTCTAACGGAAACTGCACCATCGCACTATCAGTATCTTAAAGAAAATATCTATAATGGCAAAGAATAATGGTGGCCCAAACGATTACAATACCTCTTTTTACTGCTCAAGAGTGTAAAGAGATTATAGAAGATTCAACCAAATGGGTTGAAGGTACTGTTGCAAAGTTTGGAAATTTTATAACTAACAAACAATTTCGAAGTGTTCAAATATGTAATCGAGGCCTAAGAGAAGACCTTGAAGATAAAATTTTTAAGGTAATATTTCTTAAAAATTCACAAACATACCGGTATCATTTAGAAGGTTACAACAGAATAGATCCTCCGTTTGTTTTTAGATATTCAGCCGATAGAGGTGATCACTATGTGTGGCATACAGATTCTATACCAGGTGACACTGTGAGAAAATTATCATTCACTATTCAACTCACTGATCCTACAGAATACGAAGGAGGCGATTTAGAATTTATGCCAGCGATCTCAGATCCAAAAATAAAACAACAAGGCATGATAACTATCTTTCCATCATTTATGACACACAGAGTAACTTCAGTGACTACAGGCGTGAGACATGCAATAGTAGGTTGGATACACGGCCCGGATTTTAGATGATGAAAACACCTATCAAAAAAATTGTTATAGTCGGTGGGGGTAGTGCAGGGTGGATGAGCGCCGCATTGCTATCAAAAAAGTTTCCTAACATTAAATTCGAACTTGTAGAATCCCCCGATGTACCTACCGTGGGTGTAGGCGAATCAACGCTCGGAACATTAAATTTATTTCTTCATCTTTTAGATTTAAATGACGAAGATTGGATGCCACACTGCAATGCCACACACAAACTGGCTATTAAATTTACTGATTTTTACAAAAAAGGTGAATCATTCTACTATCCGTTTGGACTAAAAGATAAGAAAAATACCACAGACGGTATTAGAGACTGGTATCATAAAAAATTGCTATATCCGGATACTCCATGGAATGACTTCTATGATTGTATGTACAGCAATATGCCTCTGATCTACAACAATAAAATATGTGATAACACCTCACACAAGTTAGAAGGTTACAGTTTTAAAAATGATGTGGCGTATCACATGGATGCTGCATTGTTTGGTGAATTTCTAAGAGATCAGATGTGTATACCTGCAGGAGTTACTCATACTAAACAGCACATTGAAAGCATTGTCAAGGAAGAAGATGGGTACATCGATTACTTGCTGTTGAAGAATGGCGAGAAAGTCAAAGGTGATTTGTATATCGACTGCACTGGATTCAGATCGCTGTTGCTGGAACAGACCATGGGTGTGCCGTTTGAAAGTTTTAACAATCTTCTGCCAAATGACAGAGCATGGACTTGTCATGTGCCATATCACGATAAAGAACTTGAGATGGAAAACGTCACAAACTGCACAGCTTATAACAATGGCTGGGTTTGGAATATTCCTCTATATCATAGAATTGGCAGCGGCTATGTGTTTAGCAGTAAATTTATCAGTGAAGAAGATGCACTGCAAGAATATAAAGACTATTTGAACAGTGATAAAATGACATATCACGATCCCAATCGTACAGACAATTTAGAATTTAGACTGGTCAAAATTAAAAATGGTACACATGACAAATGCTGGGAAAAAAATGTAGTGGGTGTGGGATTGTCCTATGCGTTTATAGAACCTTTGGAAAGCACAGGATTGTTCAGTGTTCAAGAAATGTTAGTATTGCTATTTCAAACTTTAGACAACGAACAAGTCAATAGGATGCATGTTGATTGGTTTAACTATATGGCCAATGTCACTATGCAAAGTTTTAAAACTTTTGTCACATGTCACTATACACTGTCATCTCGTAGAGACACTCCCTATTGGCAGCATGTCACTGAAAATATTGAATTAGACTATCGCATGATAGATAAAGAGTTGTCTGAATTGCATACTATAGCATCTGATATTGCTGGTAAAATGCTGAGATCGCACGAACTGGGTACTGGTGATGGAGGATTTCCTGACATATTTGTTGGCAATCATATGTTGCCCGTAAATCGTATGTCATTAGAAAAAATTAAATACGACGGGCTGTACATAGGCACAGCTAGAACTGTTCCTGCAATTTTTAATACTGCTACAGAAAACTACTGGCGGCAGAAAAAAGCAAAAAACGAGCATGTTGTTAACAAGTGTCCAAGTCATTATCAGTATTTAAAAACTAAGCACTACAAAGACAAAGAATAAAAAAAGCACCCTAGGGTGCTTTTTTATTGCGGGCTATTAGACAATTCATTTATGATGTTTGTAGGTCATAAACGGAATAGTAGGAGGAAGGTAGGGTTCGCCAGTGGTGTTAGCTAATGCTGCTGTCATTGTCAGCATCGCCACTCTAGTTTCTTCTAGATGTTGTGCTGCTGATTTAAGTTCCACAAGATCAATAAGGGCTGCAGGATCTGTTGGTATTGGATCTGTCCATGTGGGATCCGTAAGCAGTTCTTTAAAAATTGTATCTGCTTTTTCTTTAATAGCTATCTGAGTACGTTCAGCTATCCAATCACGAATGTGCGTATGAGGATTTTCATACATCCAAGCTAACATTTTAATATCATCATCTTCTAAATCAAATGTATATTCCACGGTTAAGTCATCGTTAGGATCGTCACGTTCGACGGGTGTCCAGTTAGGATTTTTTGGTGGTAAATCCACTGCTAGAATTATTGCGTCGCGGGTTCCTGGAATCGTAGTAGCACCATTAGCTTTAAGTTGTTCGATTGCTGTAGGAAGATATTCATCCTGTGCAATTCGTACTCGCCACTCTACTAGATTATCTATCCAATCAGAAGGATTAGCCACTGTGTGCTCTAGCATTTTGCTTTCTAGTGCTGTTAAAAAAACCGAAAATTGAGGCATGTTTTTGTATTCTCCGTTGTATTTATCCGATCAAATATCCGTTGAAAAACGAATGACTTGCATGGAATCTATTATTGTTGCTGGTCCAAGCACACCAAATGCTGACATAGTCTCCGGCAGCAAGATAGGTATCGGCTTGCCAGTTAACACCATGGGGATAAGGACTTCCATTACCGTGGCTCCATATACCGTGAGGTGTGCGGCCTGCAGACATAGAAACTCCACCGTTTCTGCCTAAACTCATGTGCATATGGCCTGTGGCGCTGGTCCAACTGGTATCGTTGTGTTGATAGCTTAGCCATTGAAAATTATAATGGCCGGCCACTGGTGCTGTATAACGACCATTGGTATAGTTAAAATTGGTGCCGCCGCGTTGATATCCGGTCCAGCCAAAGTTACTGTTGATTTCTTGCCAACCTGTTCCAGATCCTAATTGATTGTTGTACAACCAGCCTCCAGTTCCAGTGCTTTGAAACATGGGACTGCCAGTGGCCTGGGCAGTGCCTTGCAAGAATCTGCCGTTGGGGTCAAATCTCGCTCGTTCCACACCATTTGTACTGATACGCACGGTGTCGTCGTTGCCAAAGAAAATTCCCGTGTTGGTATTTCCGCTTAGTGCTATAGCTGGGGCAGCTGCACTGCCAGCGATAGTTCTCAAGGGACCGGTCATGGAGCTGCCGTTGCTATTCAACGGTGTGTATCCCAAGTTGGTGGTAGCTGCACCTGATGCGAGTTTTGTGCTGGCAATTGCAGCACTCCCGCTGATATCTGCATTCAGTATAGTGCGGTAAGTTACAGTTTTAGATGATAAATCTACTGCGGCTGCTAACTCAGTTGTGCCAATAGCACCTGTAGCGATCTTGGCTGATGTAACTGCATCAGTGGCCAGTTTTCCGTTGATTACTGCCCCTGAAGAAATATCCGCGCTGCCGATGGTGTTAGCAACGAACGAATCTGATGCAATTCTTTTAAAACTATTGTAGGTTGCCATTTATCTCGTTATCCTATTAAGTATCCGCACCATAAACTATGGTCGCCGTGGAATCGTATACTGGATGCCATGTAAGGTTGTGGAATGGCATAATCACTGGCATTTAAATATATCTCTAGTGTAGTCATAATTCCTGGCACGTGGTTGGCACTGACTTGGTGACCATATAGTGTATGAGGCACTCGACCTGTGACTCTGTCAGTGGCAATGCTACCATTGTATCCAATGTTCCAGTGAGTATAGCCAGCACTGTTATTAGTATCGTTATAAGCATAAGTCTGGCAATAAAAACTATACCAGCCAGCCACTGGTGCTGTAAAGCGACCGTTAGAAGACATGTTGCTGCCACCTTTCTGGGTCACTTGCCACGTCCAACCGCCACCGGGTTGTAAATTGTTTAGCTCAGTCCATCTATTGACGCCGCCGAAGCTATTGGCATAATACCATCCGCCATTGCCGCTGGCATGGAATGCTGGCAGATTTGGCTGAGTGTGCATGATATTGCTGCCGCTTTTGACAAAAGCGTTCGTGTTGCCTGCCGCAGTGCTGATCTGTACTTGGTCGCTGCCAGCAAAATGTATGCCAGTGTTGGTGTCGCTGCTACTGGCCAAAGACGGTGCTCCTGCACTGGCTGTAGGTAATTGCAATGCACCACTGAGTGTTGCGCCGGCAAGATTGGCTGGGGTATATCCTATGTTTGCAGCAATGGCTCCAGAAGCTAACTGACCACCAGCAATGGCAGCAGCAGCAATGTCGGCGTTGATAATTGGCCTATACGTGACGGTTTTTCCGCTGAGGTTTAGGTTACTGGCCAGCTGCGTAGTTCCCACTGCAGAGTCTTGTATATCAGTGGTTCGAACACTTGCTGAGTCAAAGGCAGCAGTTACTATAGAATTAGTACCGAGAGTCGCGCCAGAAACTGCCCCGTCGACAATGGCTTCGGTGTTAATTCGTTTAAAACTTGAATATGTGGCCATAAATTATCCTATTAACTGTCCACTAAAATATTGATGGCCAGCGTGATGTCGACTGCTGTTACCATGCCATACTATGGCCAGGCTTACATAATCACTTGCAGCCAAATCTATCACAGCACTATGACTATATCCATCATCGTAACTGTTGGTGTTTTGGTGCATGGCCATTATGTACGGACTACGACCGCCAGCGGTCCACCCTCTATTATTGTTCTTTCTAAAGAAAAGATGAACATAGTTTGGCGGAGTATTAGCATCGTTCAATAAATACCACCAAGTTGAAAATCTATAATATCCTGCCACTGGTGCAGTAAATCTACCGTTAGTGGTATTAAAATTTGTACCGCCAGCTTCATATGCGGTAGACCAAGCTGGAACGGTTGTGAGTTCTCTCTCGCCTGTTCCGCCGTAAGCGGGAGCATAATGCCAGCCAGTTGTGCCCCAAGCCTGAAACGCCGGATTCCCTGGTCTAGTAACAAAGCCGCTGCTGTTCACATTGACTGCTGTTGATCCGCCCGCCACAATGGCCACGTTATTGGTAGTTAGATTGATGCCTGAAGCAGTGCTGCCGCTGTTGATAATACTGGGTGCAGCCACACTGCCTGCGGGCACCAGTATTTGGCCTGTGACAGTATCACCAGCTTGATTGATAGGTGTAAATCCTAAATTAGTTGTTGCTGCGCCAGACGCAAGTTTTGCACCTGCGATAGCTGCCGTGGCTGATACATCTCCGTTGACAATTGCTCTGTAAGTAACTGTTTTACCGCTGAGGTCAATGGTTGACGCTATTTTAGCAGATGTAACGGTGCCGCTAAATGCTGCTGCGGGCACATTGGCATCGGTGATATTTGTCGCAGTTATTGTATTTGCGGCAATGTCAGCCGGCAATATAGTTGCACTAACTATAGCATCTGCGTCGATCTTCTTGAAACTTGAATACGTTGCCATCAGTTATCCTTAGACTGTGAGAATTCTCCAACCATAGGTTGCATTATAATATACCAAATTGAAAGCAGCACCTTCAGTGGTAACGGTTAAGTTATCTGCAGCTCCCATGATCAATTGTCCATTTCTCGCCACTGTGAGATTGTTGGTGTCAAATGTGTTGGCAATGTCATATATTTCTACATAATCGCCGGTTGAAGGACCAGATGGAAGAGTAAGTGTAACTGCCCCGGCAGTGGTGTTGCACCAGTATACACCCCCTGCTACTGCATCAGTGTTGGCAGTAACATCCACATTAACTGTGTTGAAAGCTACTGTAGATCCTGTTGCGCCTGTTGTGATTTTTCTTCCCATGATGTGTCCTTTTTATCAAGCAGTGGATGTTTCGATGCCGTAAACCACCGCCGACACACTGGTAGCACTTGATCTAACCACTAATAATTTGCCAGTATCTAACACAATACCCGTGCGTTCTAGTACACCTTTAGACGACAAAGTAGCATCAAATTCTATGTATTCTGCCGCCGCTGGGGTTGCCGCACTGGCAATAGCCAGTTGTACTGTGCATGTAGATGCTCCGCGATTACAGATACTCACGGTAGCCACCGTAAATGTACTTGCAGGGCATGTATACAATGTAGTATTGGTTGCTGCGGATAAATCCGCAATTCCTAATCTTCCTGTTGCCATAATTTATTCTCCATGATATATTTAGTTCAAAAAGTAGTTGAAGGCCAACGGAAGTCCAGTGACTCCGCCTCTGAACTCAAAGGTAGCATTCATCTTGATAGGTCCGCCGGTTACTGTTGTTATTACGTTAGAGCTGATAAAGACATTACCTGCTGTAACTGAGTTAACGTTCAAACTGGCTCCGCCTCCACCAATCTGTGATGCAATAAACGCCTTAATAGCTCGCTGTGTTGGCACAACGTTATCTGAATCTGCTGTAAAGAACGGATCTGTTGAGAATTCAGTAATTGTTGCTGAACCGCCGCCCAAAGTAACGTTACCCAAATTAAGTTCTTGCAGTCCGGAAATGTTAAATGCATCAGCATTCAAAGTTGCAATACCAGTTGATTGTTCAATTGCAAACAAATCACCAACTCGGAAGTTACCGTCTTGGTCAGTTGATGTAAAGAACACACGACCCCCGCCTGATTCTACTGCTTCATTAGCAGGTGTTGGTGGATTTACAGGTGCACCTGGATAGTTGGTATCGACAAAGCTACCTGTACCAATATCCAAGAAATCGTGACCTGTCAATCTAACCTGACTGTATCGCAGTCTCATCGCTATACTTGTACCGTCAGGTGGAGCTTCTGATATAGTTAGCGAAGGACTTATTTGTAAGAATGTGGTATATGAACCGTCATTCTCTCCGAGGAAAGTCACAGTGTTAACTAACTTGAACACTCTAGCAGGTAGATGGCTAAACACCACGTTGGAACCCGGTACAGGCTGCAGGCTAAGTCTGCGACTGGCCACAAATGAGCCTGGCTGGAATAAATCTGAATATCCGTCGCCGGTGTCTACTTCACCACTACCAGTAACATACTGTGTTCCTCTGTTTACAAAACTAGGATTAGCTAATACCCCACGATTCTTTCTCACGGTAGTCGGAGCTTCAAATGTGTTGTTAGGATCAGTAAATGTTATAGTTGGTACTGTATCATATCCTGATCCCGGTTCTACCATATTGACCTGGAAAATCTTGTTTTGTGATACCTTAGCACGGCCTGTAGCAGTAGCACCTGTTCTAATATAAGTAGCTACATCGCCTGTACCTGCTCCGACACCCACAAACAGACCGTATCTATTTCTATTACCAAAAGTGATTGCTGAGAAACCGCTGGCCGCTGTGGATGTAGTTCTTGCGGTCCAAGTAATACCGTCCGGCGATGTTGCTGCTGCTGTGGTTGTACTCACAGCAAGGAACACTCCTTGACCGTAAGTGATTTTAGTCCATTGTGCTGTCGAAGGTAATGTGCTGGCTACCCATGTTATACCGTCTAAACTATAAGCTGCAACTGTGCCGCTGGTATTTGAAATAGCAACAAATCTATTGTTACCATAAGCTATGCTGTTCCAGTTTGACGAACTAGGTAGTGTGCCTGCAGTCCATGTGCCTGCGACTGTGGTCGATGTAGCATGATTAGTCACTGCGGTGCCACTTTTAATTGCGACAAATCTGTTCTTTCCGTAGGCAATCGCAGTGAATCCAGTAGTAGTTAATGTACCAGTTTGATCCCACAATTCACCGTCGTTGCTGATTCTCACAGTGGTCACATCGCTGCTGACTGCCACAAATTTCTGTGCGCCAAATGCTACATCAACCCATGTAGCGGAAGTCTGCATACTGGCCGCTGCCCATGTTATACCGTCCGAACTGTATGCTCCAGTAGTATTAGCTGAAGTACCTGCCACTGCTACAAACTTGCTGACTTTACCTACTGTAGATCCATCGTCAAACAAGCCTGCGGCCATAGCTGACCATGCTGCTCCACTAGGCATCAAGCTGGCTCTTGTGTCCCAATTGATGCCATCTTCCGAAGTCGCACCCACTGTGCTACCACTTCGTAAAGCAACATATCTGCCGCTAATGCCGTAGCCACTGTGATCAAAGTCTATGATAGCACCTGTAGTAGAATTCACGGCGGTGATAGTGATCACTAGATCGTTAGTAGGTGTAGTGCCGCCGAGACTGGTGCCCAGTATGGTTATAGTTTGTAGTCTAGTGTACCCTGTACCTGCAGTCTGCACAGATGGTGTATATTTCCATCCGTTGCGTAGCACTGTGAATCTAGCGCCTGTTCCTGTACCTGCGTAGGTGCCAGTTAGTGTGGTATATACAGCAGCAGTTTCACCGTATTTCACGGCTCTCCAATCTCCGCTGGTTGGCAATGTAGCTGCTGTACTGGTGTATCCAGGCGCAGAGAACGTTACTCTAGGTTCTATAATGTAGGTACTGGAAGCGTCTGGTGATACAATTGTTGTGCCTGCTACTAGATGATCAAATCCTGCGGTGCCGTCTGATTCTTTGATCAATCCAGCCACCTTAGTGCCCGAATTGTATGTGTTAATTATACCAAACTGTCCTACAGCAGCACCACCAGTGATTACAACCTTCATGCCTATGTAGGCGGTGCTGGATTCACCGTCTGTGGCAGCAATGGTAATTGAAGTAGAAGTACCGCCCTGTGCAGTATTAGAGTTGGTGATATAACCAAAGCCTCCAAAGTTGCCTTCGGCTTCTGCAGCATTTGTACTGTCTTCTATCAAATCCAACATGCGGACTTGATATACTGCATCGTCACGGAATTCATCCGCTTCGACTACTGCACCAGTGCCACCACCTGTAAGTGCATAAGTAACTTCTGTATAGTCAATACCTGCATTGATAAATTCAATTTGCAGCAAGGCAGATCCATCAGTGATAACACGATCGATCGCAGCTTCGAATTGCAGTCTGTTGTCTACTATACCTGTGGTCGGAGATTCAGTGGAGTCAACTCCTTCTGCTACAGAACCAAAATCACCATAGGAGTTATTTCCGTTAGTGGCTCTAATACGTCCGCCATTTTCTGCTAGGTATGCGATGTGTGCGTAGTATGAGAATACAGAAACAAGTTCAGCACGACCGTTGTTGGTAATCCATGCACCAATACCATCACTGATAACCTGTGTGAAGTCATTGGAAACAATAGAATCATTGCCACCATTGTGTAATGCGCCGTCGATCTTTTGACCCACAGCCGCTGTACCTATTGTGGTAACACCTTGAACATACGGTGAACGTGTGATGATCCATGCACGATAATCTTCTGGACCCCAACCTGGATCCAACGAACAATAGGCTCCCGCTGAAACTCTTGATGTGCCAAATTCATTTTCAGCCAACAAGTCCCCGGTGAGTCCTTGTAGAGTTTGATCTCTTACGCCAGTGGCATCTCTGAGATAGTACATGTCCTCTTCTAGACTGCCTGTTACGCTGTTAGCGTAATATCTGGCTGCGAATCTAGATTTGTAGTTACCTGGATATTTTAAATCATACTTTAATGCATCAATATATGTGTTAACGTCTCTGAGGCAAGCATCGCTGCTGTAGAACAATGCTACTGCCATAGAACCGCTGCCGTCGACAGTGATGTCAAAGGCTGTGTTTGAATCTCTAGTGGTAGCAATTTTAAAAGTTGTGCTACTTACTACATTCTGCACATAGTAAGTAGTAGTGGTGTTCACTCCACCAAAGGCTGTGCCTGTAAATCGTATAGCAGCATTTCTACGCATCCATGCTGTAGATGTGCAAGTAAACAAGTCAGTGGCTGCTGTAGCTGTTGTAACTGTAGTAGAATAGGTCGAGTCAATGTAAGCATCAATTTCTGCTACAATGTACGATCTGTTACGCTCTAATTGTAACACAGCATAATCGACCATTCTGTTGCCTGTGGCACAACGACTGCCTTCGTTGGTTGCACCATATACAATGTCATCTAATGTGGTCATTAGTGTTTCAATGCGGGCTTGTGCAGTTGCGTTGCCGCCTACGTTGGCTTTGGCTAAGCCTTTGACATAGGTAAACGATGCACGAGTAGCTGTTTTCTGATTTAGACTGAATACATCAGCAGCCGTGGCTCTCAAATATGAGTATGCGGCTTCTCTAGTTTTGAAGTTGCTGTCGAACATAAAGTCAAACATCACAGCTTCTAATATCAATCTTACGTCTCTTTCACACTTGGCTGAATTGTAGACCAATGTAGGAAAGTTTGTGCTAATATATGTAGTAGCAGCAGTAACTATAGTTTCTTGTGCAGCATCTAATGTCACTGCGGCTGCTATCAATGCAGTAGTAGATGTAACAGCATTAGTAGCTGTAGGATAATCTATAACTTCCACAGGTATACTGATACCGGCGCCGTTGGTAAATGTAGCTAACACACTGCCACCGTATGTGGCTGCAAGTTGGAATGTGTTGGTGTTTACTGTGCCTACTACCCAATATTTGACACCGTTAGTTAATCCGTTACCAGTTTCTCTTGGAATTATCGCATCGCCTACACTTAATCCATGACTGTTGCTGGTAAGTGTGTCTGTACCAGATATAGTAGTAATTGTAATCTGTGGTGTTACAGCCTCAGTAGAGTCGCCTTGTATGATATTAGTAATGATGTCTACCAATGCTCCTACAGTGACTTGAGCAGTCGAACCGTTCGGTAAATCAGTACTGGTCCATTGAGTGGCGGCGTTGCCTGTAGATTTAGTTACAAGACTATTAGCAATAATCGCCTGCACCACAGTCTTTAATCTGCCGTAAGCGGCTACTGTGGCTGCGATTTCTGTGCTGTCAATCTGTAATGCTGTGCTGTTATCGCCGTCAAAGTAGGCTGTGCCAGCTACTAAAGTAGCCCAGTTACCGCCATAGGTCAAATCATAGCCCATAGCATCAACGATAAACGCCACATCACGTTTGCATTTGGTTCTGCTGTACTTTACTGTAGGATAGTTTACTGTCAAAAATGCAGTGATTTCTTCTTTGATAAATTCTTTGTTTTCACGAAGCAGTGCTCTTGCATCGCCAAATCCTGTTAAGAATGATGTATTATATCCTGTAGGGTCTGCAGAACTCTCCATGAATGTAGAGCTGATCTTAAAATCAATTTGATGCTGCATGACTCTGACCAACTGTGCTGCATCTGCAGCTTCTTCGGTACTGGCGTATGGAAATGCTGCGCTTTGAACTGCGGTATTACCTGAACTTTCTGTAACGTTGGCGCCTCGTACGATTTGATCAACCACTGTTTGTAATCTAGTCAATGCACCTACGCTGTATCCTGCATCAGATCTGTTAGTCAGGCTACCTGCAGGTCCTGCGTTAGTTGAACGCAGTTCGTCACCTTGTACACAGGTCTGTTCTGGCACAATGATCGGTAGTGTTTCACGATACTGTCCTGTAGCTATATTGATTAGATTGCTAGGACTACGTCTTGCTGGCACAGAAGCTATAGCTGCTGCTATCTGAGGTGCTGTAACTGCTGCTGCTCGTGCGGTGATTGCATTAGTGATCAGTGTAACTGATGCTGTTACTGTGGCTAATGCTTCAGCTTCTGCTGTAAGATTGCTGTTAAAATATTGAGCCACTGTAGCAGTGGAATTATCGCCGTTCAGTGTCTGATAATTTATTGTTGGAGCTGTCTGTGCTAAAACATTGCCAACAACTGTGAGCATGTAGTTGTAGGCAGCTACTGATTGATCGCCTTCAATGGCTAATCCTGGATATGCTTCTGTTTCACCTTCGCTGAGTCCGCCAATCAATGAATTAGCAACACCGCGTGATTTAACATTACCGCCATGGCACAGATCATAGATCACAGCATCTAATGTAAAGCCTACATCTCGCTCGCATTTGAAATCATCGTAGTCAAAACTTTCCCAAATACTTCCAACTCCGGCAGTTGTGATCTGGCGCTGAATAAATTCTGTGACTTCACGTTGAACAAATACCCGGTTCAGTTCTAATAGATATCGTGCATCGGGATTTCTAGGACCACGTTCTACTTGTTCACAAGCATAGCGAATGGTCTTAAATGGTTTGTCCCAAGTTTTGCCGTGTACTGGTGATGGTAAATCAACGCCTGTAGGTGCTACAAAATATGTGTGATCTACTTCACCTAAAGTAACCCATTCTGGATCGGTACCGTTAGAGGTTAATACTTGACCTTCACGTCCAACAGGTAATCTAGTAGGACCGGATCCGCTGTAATAGACCAAATCTCCACGAACTGACAGAATATCAGTTTCGGATCCCACACTTAATAGGCTCCAGTATGTGCCTGTACTATCTTGATCGGGTCTGCTGTTGGCCTGTCCGCCACCTGTTGCACCCACTGTGGATCCGTCATCACCTTCTGACCTATGAGCTAATAAACATATGTAGGCATTTGCGCCAAATCTTACAGCATCACCTAGCAGATAATCTCGGTCATCTGACCATAGACCTTGCCAACTGATACCGGCATTGAGTCTTGACCAGTATGTGGTGTTTGGTGGTTCTGCAGAAACTGTTGCAGTCATTGTGCCGCTGGCGTCGGCTGTGATATTAAATGTTGTACCGCCTGGGGTTGTTGATACAGTAATATTACCTGCTGCTACTGTTTTTACATAATACCTAGATGTGGTAAACACATTACCAAATGTTGTGCCAGTAAATCTTACTGCCATACCCACTACTATACCTGCGGTTGAGGCTATAGTAAATGTGTCAGTAGATGCTGTTACTGCTGTAACAGTGTAAGTATTTGAAGGAGAATCTTGTGCGGCCAAATAGGTATAGCCGCCTATGCTGACTACTTCGCCTATCTTATATGATGTGGTATTTGCCCACGCAGATTGAAATTTAAACCCTTCTGTATACAGATCCCATCTTGACGGTTGTGTTGTAGGTGTTTCTGTAGCATCCACAGCAGTATGCACAGTTTTTGCAATGTATTGATTTCCGCCATATCGTACAATGTCACCTGGCTGATACAGAGTTGCATTATTCCATGTATCTTCAAATTCTGTGCCTTCGGTGAATTGACTCCAACGACCTGCGGTGCTGTCTGTTAAGAATGCCGCATCTGCAGTATGTTGAGTAACACAGATCCATAATCCAGCACCGTATTTTACTACATCGTTGACTTTATATCTAACAGCAGTGGTCCATGTGCCTTTGTATTCTATTCCTTGGTTGAAGGTATCCCATTTGGCTTGATCTGCTTCTAGGCCCAGTGCTGTGGTTGCAGCAGAAGTATGGTAAAGATTACACACATAAGTATATCCGCCGTATTGAACTAGATCATTTACTTTGTAGCGAGTAGCCACTGTCCAATCGTTTTTCCAATCAAATCCTTCTGCATACAAAGTCCATTTGGCTTGATCTGCTTCCAACCCAGACGCTGTTGTAGCTGCAGAAGTGTGACTGTCGTTACAGATGTAAAGTACACCACCGTACTTGACCACATCGTTCAGTTTATACAACGTCGACACATTCCAATCGCCGGTCCAACTTTGACCGTCGCTCATCTGATTCCATTTGGTTGGATTGTATTCTAAATCTGTGTTGAAATCCGAAGCAGAAGTGTGCCCTACCGCACAGATGTATGTGCGGCCACCGTGCCTTACTACATCATCTATGTAATAGGTGGTGGTTGGAGACCATGTGTTTTTCCAAACAAATCTGATTCTACCTAATTTAAATTCTGCCATTTTCTACTCCGTATTCTATATTTAGTTTGTTACGTAAATCATCTAAACGACTTGTAAAACATTGTCTGTGCCAACATCATACCACTTATTCCTGAATTTGCACTGTCAAATTCTGCCCTTGTTGGTACTATGATTTTTATATTAGCTGTGTTGTTAAATCTATCTGGTCCTACTAATACAGTACCAGCAATAAAACTACCTACCGCTATTTCTGATCCACCAATACTTAGTCTTCCAGCAAGGTATGCTTTAATTGCTCGCTGGGTAGGTACAATGTTATTAGAATCTGCTGTGAACAACGGGTCTGTAGAAAATTCTCTAACTACCGCACCTGTTCCGCCTACTCTAATACCGCCTAATCTTAGTTCTGATAATCCTCCCAGATCAAAGAAATCTGAACTAATGGTAACAATACCTGTAGCCTGCTCAACCGCAAACAGTTCACCAGTTCTAAAGTTACCGCTTTGATCAGTTGAAGTGTAAAATACTCTGCCACGATCTAGTTCTACAACTTCGTTTTCCGGAGCAGGAGTATAGAACCCAGAATATAACTCTGGATAATTAGTTTCTTCAAAATTACCAGTACCTACATCTAAGAAATCATGTCCTGTAATACGGCATTGACTAAATCTAGTTCTAATGGTTATTTCTGTTAGATGTGATAGATTATCGCGAACTTTGATTTCTGGTGATACGCGAATTAATGCTGCCAGTCCTCTATCTGTCTGGCCTATCTCAGTGATAGCTACCAGTGTATATGATCCGGACAATCCTGCAATAGTCAAGTTAGCTCCGGGACCAGGATATGCAAGCAAATCGTTTATAACAATAAATTTACCAGAAGGTATCACGTCTGAAAATCCGTTGCCTGAAACTGTGACTGAGGTACTTTGAGTGCGATATCCCAGTCCTCGGTTGATCCAACTGGTGCTGCCTATAACTCCGTCAGCTGTTCGAACTTCGATGCGAGCGTCAGACCCGTTGTTAGGATCAACAAATGTACATGTAGGCCCTTCTGTATATCCTGAACCTGGATCCCACAGTTTCACTGAACGAATAATACCGGAACTCACAGTAACTCGACCCATTGCTCTTGCACCGGTCTGTATCTTGTTAAATGTATCTGTGTTGTCTATGGCTATCCACATCGGTGTGCTTTTACCTACTGTAGAATCTCTAGAGTCTACATAAGGATTACCAAATGCCACGCTGACCCATTCTTTAGAAGAAGCTAACGTTCTTGAAGTCCACACTACGCCATCTATAGATTGTGCTGCATAGTTTGAAGGTCCAGCTGTCGGATCGGCACCGATGTTGCGGGCACCAGTATCACCTATAGCAAAGAACACACCCTGTGCATAACGAATCTTCTTCCAATTGTGTGCTGTACTTCCGTCCTGTGATGGCATGGTAGCAGGCAACCAGGTCGCTCCATCAAAACTATATGCCACGTCACCTGTATTGGATATTGCAACAAATCTATCGTTGCCATAGGCAATGCTGACCCAATCTTTAGAACTAGAGTCTTCAACCACGTCCATGATATAGCCAGTCCACGACCAAGTGTTTAACGTGGAATTGTAGGTGCCTACTGCCACAGTATTTGCAGTGTTGGCTAATACCACATATCTGTTTTTGCCGTAGGCCACATCTACCCATTCGTTTAGTGTAGAGTCGCCAAATGTAGGTAGTGTTACCGTGCTCCAGCTTGTACCGTTGAGACTGTATGCAGCCGAGTTTGAATTTGTAGCCACAGCAATAAATAGTCCGCCACCGTAGATCGCAGAATTCCACTGTCTCGATGCTGGCATGGCTCTGGTGGCCCAGGTGATACCGTCTGTAGAACTGGCGGCTACTGAGCTGCCTGTACGTATCGCTACGAATATGTGATTTCCTAAAGCTGGATAACGAACTCGCCCTGCTGCCAAACACTTCCAGTCTCCGGAAGTGGGCATGTTAAAATCAGTCCAGGTAGTACCGTCTTCACTGTAAAGAGCAGCACTACCGCCAGTAGACACAACAACAAATCTTCCGCTGGCAGCTTCATTGTCTTCGCCTGTGCCATAAGTTTTTTGTTGTGCAGTTAGAATTGAGTTGGTACTGTCATCGCTGACCGTGGTTACTAAAATCAGTAGGTCGTTGATTGGTGTTGCACCGCCTATAAGATCCCCGTCAATAGTTAATAATTGGCCTGCTTCGTAGCCTGCACCGCTATTATTGATTGTAATTGTGTAGTCTCTACCTTGTTTTACGACATTAAATGTAGCTAATGCTGCTGCCACATCTATAGTAGTACCTGTACCAGATTCGTTAACTGCTATATTAGTGTATGTTTCTGTGGTTTCACCGTAGATGATTTCAGACCATATAGTATTCACAGGCACTGTGATCTGTGTGGCTGAATATGCGGGTGCTGAAAATATCACTCTTGGTTCAATTCTATACACGGTATTTGTTAACAATGGAACAGTAGCAGGTTTGCCTGGAATAACATGATCCCATCCCGGTTGATCATCAGATTCTCTAGCCACAGTTAATACTTTAGTAACATTATTATATGCCGTGATATATCCATACTGCCCGGTGCCTGCACCGCTGGTAATGATAATTCGCATGCCAAGATATTCAGCAATAGAATTTGGATCAGCAGTGGCTAATGTAATAGTGGTAGCATCGCCAGTCTGAGCATTATTTTGTACGACACTGTACCCGCCGCCACCTATGGCCTGCGCAATTTGTGCAGTACCGGCATTGGCATCTATTAATCTTGCTTGAAATACTGCATCGTCGCGGAAATCTTCAAACACTACGTTAGCGTTAACACCAGCTCCAACAAAGGTAGCAGTTGCACTGGAATAGTCTTGGCCGGCGTTGTTCCATTCTAAAATCTGTATTTCGTCAACAAAGTCCCCGGCAAATGCTGCTGCTACTATGGCCTGTTGTGCTCTGGTATAATTTCTTGCAATTACTGGAACTTCAGTAGCGTCGATGCCGTCTGCAATTGCTCCGTATGTTCCGTATGACGAGTTGCCGTTAGTGGCTCTGATTATACCACCGTCTTGTGCTAGGTAACCGATGTGTGCATAATATGAGAACACAGATACCAATTCAGCTCTAGCATTGTTCAACACCCATGCACCAATACCATCGCTGAGAACCTGTGTAAAGTCGTTGCTAACTATAGATCGATTGCCGCCATTGTGCAGAGCGCCGTCGACTTTTTGGCCAATACATCCAGTACCAATAGTAGTAACACCTTGAATGTATGGTGAGCGAGTGGTGATCCATACACGGGTGTCTGCAGGTCCCCATCCAGGATCTAATGACACATATGCTCCGCCCAACGGCAGTTGATAAAGATCAAACGCCACTGGCGGGTTTAACTCTGATTCTATGCCTTTGAGAGTGCAGTTTCTAATACCTGTAGCATCTCTCACGTAGAACATATCTTCTGTCTCGGTACATCCTAAAACAGCATTTCTATAATAGCGGGCAGCAAATAAAGATTTGTAGTTTCCGGTATAGATAATATCATATTTCCATGCATCGATGAAAGAACGTACAATGGTGTTTACCAGTTGTGGATCTATATCATAATTGGCATAAAACAGATCAAGATAAGCAACTGCTTCTGCTACAATAAAAGACTTGTTGTTTTCTAAAATAATTGTGGCATTTATTTTATTGTTGTCTGTAGACTGTGTATTAGATCCAGTGACTGTGGGATTAGATCCAGTACTGTCTACAAAGAATGCAATATAACCTTTGATATTGGTTATGAGATTTCTTATTTGGGTAACTGTTCCAGCATCAGAGGTTCCGGGATTAGTTGTGAAGATCGGCATGTTGACAACATCAACCCCTGTTTGTATCTGTCTAGGTTGAGGAAGAACTTGAGCTACACTATTATTAGGACTAGGAGTAATTGAATTTCCAAGCAGCAATGATCCCATAAAATTAGAAATATGTGTGAGATATGCTGCGACATATGTGCTGTCTTGAGCTAGAGCAGGATTAGCTGGCGCTGGTTTGATTGTAGTTGATCTAAGTTCTGCTCCTAGCACCACAGTTCGTCGTGGAACTATAATCGGAGTTACTTCTACGTATTCTCCCACAGCAACCTTGATAGTGGTGTGGCCAGCAAACCCGTCGTCTACTTGTTCGCAGGCATAGCGTATGGTTCTCCAAGGAAGAAACTGGCTGGTACCACGTTCTGGATCTGTGTTGTCATCAACTCCGTCCAAACTTACATATTTTACCCTGGCTAGGTCGCCCCAGAACGCATAGTCAACACTGTTTTGGTCGTTGACTATTACAACTTGATTTTCTGATCCTATATGTACTGCTGCAGGACCAAACGTACTGCCGTCAGCCTGTAACGATCTCGAAAGATCATAACTTAATAAATCGCCTCGTTGAAACATGCCGGAAGGTTGACCGGCTTGCAGTACTAAATCCCAATAGAAGAAACCGGATCCGTTATCGCCTGGGAAATTTTGATCTGTGGAAGTGTGTTCAACGTTACAGACGTAGGTGTTGCCAAGAAATAACACAGCATCGTTGACACTGTATGCCTCATCTTCGGACCAGCCACCGCGCCACTGTTGTCCTACAGTGACTATTTCCCAATTTCCTGCATCTAGGTAATCTAGTGAGCTGCCGTCACTGGTGGTATCTGCTGTGGCAATATATAAATTTCCACCACGACGTACAACATCACCTATCTTATAATCTACATCAGCACTCCATGTACCTATAAAATTAACTGCTTTAGATAGCACCCTCCAAGTCGCAGCGGCTTCTGGCGGAATAGCACTGGCATAATTATTTGCAGCAGCTACGTAGAGATATCCACCGTGTCGAACGATGTCTCCAATAGCATAGTATACCGAGGCCGACCATGTGTCGTAAAAATTCTGTCCAAGAAATTCTGTAACAAAATTAGCATTAGTGATACTTCCGCCGGCAGTGTGTCCGACTACGCAGCGAAGAACACTGCCTCCGTATTTCACAAGATCGTTAAGTCTGTATCGCGTAGCAGCGGCCCATTCACCTACATATTGAATGCCTTCGTAATAGACTTGCCATAGTTCACCCGTGCTGTCATCCTCAGTATCATTGTTGCCTATCTCAAGACCTTGTGATGTGGTACCAGAGGTATGACCTACTATACAGCGATAGACTATACCGTTGTATCTTACTATGTCTCCCTGCCCATATCGTGTAGACGGAGCCCATGCTGAGCGCCAATTATCTGAAGAAAGATACACAGCCCAATTTGCAAGACTGGCATCAAATGTAGACTGTGAAGTATGACTGGTCACACATAGATATATTATGCCGCCGTAAAGAGCAAGGTCGCCTGGATTATATAATCTCGAAGGGCCGACCCAAGTTCCTCTCCATTCATTGCCGTCGGTCATCTTGAACCAAGCTGGAGTTGGGGCTGTGTCGCCTGGATTAGCTAGATATATTTGATCGGTGGCAAATGCAGATGCAGTGTGCTGTCGTTGGCAAATCCATGTGGATCCTCCGTATTTGACTACGTCATCTCGATTGTATGCGGTGGTAGTACTCCACAAATTTCGCCATGTATATCTAATTCTACTGATCTTAAATTCTGCCATGATTTATTCCGTTAACTTGATGTACCTGCAGGATATGTGTATCCCTGATTTATTCGTTGTGTTAATCTTCCCTGATTGTCAATGTAATATAATAAATTTCTATTATCCCATCGATATTGTGTCCATACCAAATTTTCATATTCTATTTCATGGTCCGGGCCAATGCCTTCGAAATAGTCGACACCTGGCTCAAAATCTTCAAAGTTTTCTTGTGGGGCGCCGGGGAGATTTAATTCAATACTGTCTTTGTCTTTGAGTTGATCGCTTCTCAAAAGAAACAACTCGCCGTCTTGATTTCTGCGCAGAGCGTACCAATATCTTGGGGAATCTCCTAATGCTTCGTCTGGGCTTTGACCTAAATAATATGTACTTGGCATAATATATCCTTATGATATTTCAACGTAACTGATTGTAATGTCTACACTGTCTTCAGTATCTGCTTCAATACGAATACCCGAAGTTGCAGGTAAAATTAATTTCTCACCTTGTGTAATAACTTTGACCGCACTGTTAGGAGCTATAACAATACCTCGCACATAAGTAGCCTGTGTGGAATTTTCATCTACGACATACATGTTAACAACCACAGTGTCGTAGTCAGTGACATTGGCAATGTTGCAACCAATCACTGTGGCTCTAACTCCTTCTTGAATCTGTAACACATCTACAGGTGTAATACCTACTGATGTTGTAACTGCGTGTCTAAATAGGGTTGGCATTTTATTTTTATCCTAACATTATAGCAAATGATGCTGAAATATCGTTGGCTGTGGTTTCAGATACAGCACCGCTTGACCCAGCTGGTGATGCCCAAGTTAACCCGTCCCATACTTCTAAGGCCTTTGAGTTTATGTTATATCTAGTCATACCCAATACTGCATATGCAGTTGGCCTCTGAGCGTCGTCACCCCTAGGAAAAACAAAACCATTAGTGCCCTGAATCTTAAAATATCCTGTGCCAGACTGTGCTATTTGCGTGATAGCGTTGGTTGACACGTTTGTGATAACGTTATCTACTATACGGAAATTACCTAGTCTTACACCGCCTGCGCCGTTACCGTCAATGTAAAGATCCGACCCAGTTGTGGTAGTAATTTCGTTATCACGAAACATTAAATTACCAATATCTAATGTTGGTACATTCAATGCTGTTGTAAAAAACTCGTTGACGTAGATAGATCTCCAACGGAATGTAGGAGATCCTAAATCAAAAGTGTTATCAGTTTCTGGTACTAGGTCACTGCGTATGCTGGCGTTGATCACAATATTATCTGTGAGCGCATCGCCAATGGTTATGTTACCGCCAATAACTATATTTCCAGTAGCGTTAACATTACCTGATACTGCAAGATTTCCAGTGACATTGGTATTGGCTATGATGTTAACTGTGCCGGTACCGTTGGGATCGATTTCTATGCTGCTGTTGCTGACAGTGGTCGATATGATATTGCCCTGCAGTTGTAGATCGTCTATCTGCAGTCTTGCGTGATACACCGTGGCTTCACCTGCTGCCGCTGCAAAATTTATAGTGCCGGAATCACTGGTGATAGTATTACCAGTAAAGTGCAAGTTTCCAACATTTAATTGATTGTCTACGGTGATATTTGTAGACCGGGTGTGTCCGTTGACATCGAGGTCAACCGTGGGGGTCGCTGTGCGTATCCCGATTCGAGAATTCACAACATCTAGATAGAGTAGGTCTGTCTCGAATGCCAAATTTTCGCCTGCGCGAAGAAGATTTGACTTCAAGAGCTGACCGGAAATGCGACCGATAGCCATTAGCTCTCCAATTTACCCGGTGTTACACCGTTAACCAGATTCTCAGCTTACGCTCTTTGCCGGTTTACCGCAGTCGGATCCTGCAAAAATGGTCGTTTCTGCAATTAAAAGTATTTATCAATTTTGGCATTATCCCAGGATAGCACTGTATATAAATCCAAGATCTTCCATGAACTGTTGTGTGACAAGATCGCCACCGCCGGTAGATATCACATATACCGACCCATCAAAACATTCAAGATATTGTTCAGTGATGTTCCACCGAGTATCGCCTACTTCGGGACTTGCAGGACGTTCACTAGATGTACCTGCTGGTAGCAATATGGCATTATCGCCCATGAATCTCACGTATCCAATTCCAGTGCTGGCGAAAGTTAACGGCGTATTTAAAAGATTAGTGATGTCATTGTCTTGCCATCTTGTGGATTCTATGCGTGTAATACCTGTGTCAGGACTTAATAACACGTCGTCATTGCTCTGTGTCGCTGATATTTTATTGATCTCGCCATCTAGTCTAAGTTGATCGCTGACTATTGTTGACTGTGGTCTTAATCCACTGCCTGGCCATGCTCCAGTGGTAATGTAAGTCCATGTTGGTGAGTATGCTTGACTCCAGCGTCTTGCTGATGAATCAGCTGCATCTGCACCTATGGCATAGGTTAGATCATCGCCAGGTATAATACTCTGAGTAAAATCTGTGTTAATGGTCACAGTGTCAAGTGTTTGATCACCAAATGTCAGCGTACCTAACCCAGTAAGATTTCCACCCATAGAAATATTACCACTTACTGATAGATTGCCTGTGATGTTAGTGTCAGCTTTTAACTCTACTGTACCTGATCCGTTAGGATCAAACACTATGTTACTGTTGCTTACACTAGATATAAGATTGCCGTCTAATATAAGATTAGCAGTAGCAAGCCTATCATGGAAGAGTTGACCGCCACCGTTGATATAAACATCAATACCGCCTACGCTGGTAGTAAACGTCTCAAGAGAATTAATTCTTAAATTGCCCGGAGCAATTTGAGTGACAGCTGTGAGATCATTAGTATGGATGTTGTTGTTGACATCCAGGGTATAAACAGGAGTTGAGTCCTTGATACCAATCTGTCTATTGTTTACATCGATGTATAATAGATCAGTTTCGAAGGCAAGATCAACACCAGCACGTAACAGATTATCTGTAAGTACCTGCCCACCTATGCGCCCCAGTTGACTCATAGTTAGTTGGCGTATCCGTAGTATACAGTTACGTAAACTGGATTACCGCCACCTCCCGATGCTGGTACTGCTGATGTGAATGTGAGATAATAACCTGTTTCACGCACTTTACCAGAGCCTGTGATTGTACCACCGGATTTAGTAAACACTGTGCCTACAGTATTAGCGGCGGCTCCGAATGAAGTGAATGTTGTAGTGCCTACAGAAGTAATAATATACTCAGTGCCGTTGTTAGCCGATGTCAGTGTACTGGCATTGATTTCTGCACCAGTACCTGTGGACGAAGGATTTTGATTTACAGTAAAGTTAGTAGTAGAAATCTGCATGACATTTTCTACCAACACTAATACATTGTCTGCGCTGGCAGCATACGACGGTGCATAGGTGCTGTTTAAAGGTCCAAAAATAGTAGATACGCCGTCTCCGGGACCTAGTGTTTGCTTAGTAATAGCAGCAGCAAAAGGACTGGCTACAGTAACCCATGCCCCTCCTACATAAGCTTCTAGTGCTGGAATAGTTGTGTTATATCTGATTGTGCCGTTGGCATCGGTAGGCTGTCGAACACTGGTCAGCTGTGGCCGTTGTGCCGTTGTGCCTTTGGGCAACATCATACCGCCGTTGGCGTTAACTACAACTCTGTTACCAGGACCATTGCCAGCAGGATAATATATCAACGCACGATCGTTGATACTAAACTGCGAAATGTTTTTAGTCTTTAAGAATTTCATACTGCTAGAACACTCACAGTAATCGCCAACCTCGCAGCTGCCGAAGTTCCAACCCATAGTTGATCACCACTGGCCAATACTATACGTTCTTCTGAGAAGAACACCGTTTCGCCAGCTGGCACTACAAGACTGCTGACCACAAGATTACCGGCGCCATAGCTCAATCCGCTGCGAACAACATATATATTCACGGTAACACTATTAACTGTTTCGTCTGCTGCATCCGGTGCTGCTGTGTTGCATAATGCTATAGTAGTAACTGCATTTTCTCTGCCTATTACGCCGCCTGCGATAGGTCCGCCTGTAGTCGAACTGGTAAACACTCTAACTGGTACTGTTACACTGGTAGAATCTATCAGTGATAATGTACCTTCTGGATTTTCATAGTTTCTTATCATATGTGTCTCTTAAAATAGCATGCTGAAGACCAGTGCTTTGTTTTTACTTATCAACTCGCCGTTTCGTTTAGCAGCTTCGGCGCTGTCGTTGACAAAGTATACACCTGTGGTTCCTATGCTGGGTGCAGCTGCATACAACAGAACATTGTTGGACACATAACTAGGAACAGTGCCAATGTTTTCAAGCTGCACAGCGTAATTAGTCTGTAGTTTACCCGTGCCCTGAGTTCTTACATAAACGTTTTCGTTTGTTATACTGGCACGACTTGTGATTTCATTGCGGTCTGGCCCGCCACCAATTTCTAAATCACCTGTTTCAAATCTATTTTTATAGAATTGCGCTATCAAAGCACCGTCGACTATTACAGATACCGCACTTTCGCCAAATGTGCTATAAGTTGTGGTGTCGGTAAAATAGGCCAATGAACCCGGTTCGGTGATATCATTAGGACTAATGTCTTTGTCTGCAATAACTACTTTGGTATCTTGACTCTGCGGTGCTGCAATTTGAAATGTAGGATTGTTAAGGATTGAATCATCAACATATTTTTTATTAGGAAGATCATCGTCGTGAGTAACTTGATCCTCATAGTTTATAGTACCAATTACTTTAACTACGCCTGTCCCAGTTCCTATCAATGTTAGGTCACCTGAATCAGTAGTACTGTTGGTCAGTATCTGTTTTAGTCTCAGACTACTGGCGTCAAAGTTAAACGGTCCAGGAGCAGTTCCGTGTGCCAGTATCCACGAGTCAGTGCTTTCGTCGTAAAGGAAACTGGCATTGTTCTGCGGACTTGCTGTAGAGGTGTCGCCCCGTTGAATTTCAATACCTGAATATATCAGTGATACACCTGGTCCAACTTCGCCGACATTCAAAGATATAATATTGTCTTCAACGTTTAAATTTGTAGTATTAATGTTGAAGGTATCCCCTTCGACTACCAGATTGCCAGTGACTCTTACAGACCCTCCACTCACAGCAGGTCCGGTGTCAAGTGTTATCTTGGCACCATCACCTGCTCGAATGTTGTAGTCACCATTGACTCTGAGAAACTGTCCCATTAGACTTCCTGAATTATAGTGGTGTTAGAACAATATAGTCGTTTACAGAATCGTTAACTACTGACCATTTGTAACGATTGCTATTAAAATCAGTAGCAATACGTTTGGTTAATTTTTGAATTGCTCGGCCTTCGTCGCCGTTGCCACCAACATATCCGGTGAGTCTCATCTGTCCTGCGGTTAAAGATCCTGCAGCTACATTAACTAATGTACAAAGTGCTTGCGTACTTGTTGAAACATCTTGTACCAAGTATCTGCGTGATCCTTTTTGTTTAACTATAAAACAGTCTGTTTGAGCACTACCTACGAATGCATCAACTCTAATTCCTGTATCGCTGGCATATGTGCCAAAAATTGCTACACCTGTTGCATCTTTTTTAATTGGGCGTCCCATTTGATTTCTCCTTTGTTTGACGTTCTAGGTCTACGCGGCGGGTACCGCATAATTACTTAGATACTTTATTTATCCGCGGCTCAATAGACTCATCAGTTCCATTTTTTCCACTGTGGCTAATACTGTGTTGATAGCATCTATTTCTTGTTGGGCACGTTCTAAATGATTTTTACCTTTTGTTTGTCTGTAATAAACAAGGGCGATGCTGTAATTTTGAATTCTGCTTTCGATAATATTTTCTATTTGATCAACATCATGCGTAAACATTGGAAAACGCTTTCTCCAAACATTAAACTGTTTTCTTAATTCTAGAAAATCTTTGTCTGATTCTACTTTCATCCCGATATTTAAGTCAAACAAAAAGGCTCCGAAGAGCCTTTTTGAACTTGCGTTATACGTATTACTGATTAAGCAAAACGTAGGTTAGCGGATGTTACAGCAACAGTCGCCAAGTAATCAGCTGCATTACCTAGAGAAGAAGCTGTGTTTGTCAACTCAACATAACCATAACGTGTCATGAATGACACGACTGGTTCGAAAGTTGATGGATCCAACACAACACCACTGCTCATCAATGGAATGTATGGGCAATAGAATGCTGCTGCGTCAGATTCGCTAGAACCTTTATAACCTACTAGAACGTTGTCGTTCTCTGCATATGTGTTAACATACACTTTCATTGCGCTGTTCAATGTACCAACAAACTTGGTGTTTGTAGGTGCTTCGAATGTACCTTCTGTTGTACGAGCAAATGCGCTTGTAGTAGCAGATTGTAGTAGTGTCAATGTAGTTGGGCTTACAACTGCCCAGTTACCAGCACCACGACGTGTACGCTGAGCGATCAAGTTAGCAGCACGGTTGATTTGAACAGCTAAAGCAGCGTGTTCGTCACCAACGAATGTTGCTGTACCAGATACAGCAGCTTGGTCGTATGTCAATACAGTAGAGCTCAAACCAGCCAAGCTACGTAGAACTTCTTGATCGATCTCAGCTGTGATCTCTTGTGCAAGAGCAGCCATGATTTCTGCTTCGATGTCAATGCCTTGTTGGGCTTGTGCATCTTGAGCAGCTTCAAAAGTCCAGCGAGCTGACAACTTACGTGTCTTAGCTTCAACTGTTTGTTTCAAGATTTGGATGCTTAGTTTGTTACCAGCAACGCCTTCTAGTGCAGCGGTAGCAGCTGGCTTACCAGTTACGGCACCAGAATAACCTTCAGCAATCTTGAATGGGCTTAATGCTTCTTCACCAGCTGTAGTTGCTCCACCTGTAGTACCGTTAAATGTATCGCTGTAGCGAACACGTAAAGTGTGGATCTGACCAACTGGACCAGTCATTGGTTGTACACCAACTAATTCATTAGCAATGACTGTTGGCATTACACGTCTGATCACTGGAAGGATCACACGATTTAGTGTTGCTACGTTACCGGCGGATGTAGCACCAGCGGTGGCACTTTCTGCGAGATACTTGCGGGTATTCTCTAGAGTGGTTGCCATTACTGAACGCTTGTTACCTTGTAAGCCTTCTAAAAGGGCCTCTTTGGTTTCCGACCAGCGTGACTCGAGTAATTGTGACATTATAGTTCTCCTTAAACTTTTAGTCCCGCAAGCCTGCGGATGTCAAATATCTCAGCGGTTTTTTCTTCTTTACCGCTGGATTGAGGTGCCTGTTTGTCGCCTGTGATTTCTTTGCCTTCGGATAGTACTTTCTTCGCCGGTGCTCCACCATTCATTACTGCTGGTAGGTATTTGTCGAAAGCTGTACGTAGCTTTTCTGTTTGTGTTGATTCAAGTAGACTGCTCATTACTTGACGCTTATCTCCAGTCAACGGTCCTAGCAATTCGCTCATAACTTCCTTGCGTTGGTTGTTTTCTTTGATAATACGTAGTTCACGATCTTTCTGTGCTACTTGTTCTTGCGATTCTGCAACAATCTTTACTGCTTCTTCTAATTCGGCTTCTCTAGTCAGCATAACTTTAAGAAGTTTTGCTGTTTCAGATTTCTCATTTAGATGACTTGCAGCGTATTCGCTTGCGAAGCTTTCAAAAATTCTGCGACCAAAGTCATTTCTACGAGCTGATTCAATGTCTTCCTTGAGCTGAGTCATTTCAGAACGTAGTCCGTTCTGCACTGTTTCTGCTACTTTTGTGGAAGCTGCTGTGATAAAATCTTTCTTGAGACTGTCAAACTTAGCTCTGCTTTCGCGTACTAATTTTACTTTAGTTTCGGCTAGGTCTTTCTTGTCTGTGTGGAATTCTGCGATTTCTTTCGCCAGTGCATCCACGATAAAGGATTCTAATTTAGCTACATTGCCTGCAACTGTTTTGCGATCTTCGTGTAATTCTGCCAATTCTTTGTTAAGATTATTAAAGATGAATGATTCCATTGCTTTGGAATCGTCTTTCATTTTCTTAGCATACTTGGCACGGGCTTCGATAAGTCCTTGGCGATCTTCTGCCAATTCACCTAACTCTGCCTGTAGGCGATCTGTTAGCATGGCTTCTACAGCCTCTACCATTGCGCCTTTGTCATGCTCATACTTCTGAGCAAATTCTTCACGTAGTTCAGCAGTTACTTGATCACGGCTTTCTTGAATTCTGCTTTCCCAAGCTGATTCAATTTCCGATTTGATTTCTTCGGAAATCACATTGTTTTCAAACAATTGTTTTACGATGTCTAGCATGTGATTCTCCTACTGTTATTTGAGGCCTGAAATGATTTTTTTCAGACTCTCTGCTAAGTACTTCTGTGCCTTTGGGTCGCCTTGGACTTCCTGTGCGATCTGATATGCCTTGTAACCGCCTGTGTTATTGATTAAATGTTCGTATACTGGTGTTGGATAAGCGCCTGGAGCACTTGGCTGTGCCACGATGTCTACAGTGATAATTTCAAAACCCTGTACTTTTCCACCGCTGTCTACTTCGCCGGATCCTCTGGAGCTAACACCCAGTTTAACTCCCGACTCCAGCATGGTCTGAATTAACTGACCCATTGGAGTTGGAAGTATTTTTAGTTTTCCGTAGCCGTTAGGACCATCCATCCACATCTTGGTTATCATGTGACTCACACGATCAAGATTGATTTTTAAATCCTGAGGATGATCAACTTCTCCAAGAACGGAGTAGCCACCAGCGATCTGTTCATTGAGCGTTTTGACAGCCCTGCCAATTTCTTCAGAAGAGTAAACACGCTGATTTGCATTACGGATGTCTCCTTGAATGCAAATGCCGTTTAGATGCAGCGACTTTTTACCGTCGCTGCCTTCGTCGCGCTCCAAGACAATCTTAGCCTGGTCAAAACTCAAATGTTCTGATAGAGTAGTTTTCACCTTTGTCAAGTCCTATTATCTACGACCACGGAAAAGGCTTTGCTTGTTGTCTGGTGATTCTTTTGCACCAGCTTTCTCAGCACCATGTCCAGGTTCTTTCTTAGAGAAAGCATTGCCTGCTTTACCGCCTGGGACATTGATGTTGCCAGCATTATCTTCGGTTGGCTTGCCTTTTAGCAATCCTGAACCTTTTAATTCACCTGTTTCTGAACCAGGAGTACCGTTCTTGCCGCTGAGAATGTTAGCAGTTGTACCGCCCATGTCATTCTTACCAGCCACGATAGACTTAGCGTTTACGCCGTTATCGCCCATTTTTGCTGGAGCAACTTTTTCTACGTACTCACGTACTGTTGCTAGGTCAAAATTATCTTTCATTTTTTCGTCGCCCATGTCGCCCATGTCATCATCGCCCATGTCGCCCATGTCGTCGCCGCCTTTGAGTTCGTCAAATTTGGCCTGTAGTTCATCAACAATACTGTCTAGATCTTGGAATAATTCTTCTTCGGATTTTTCGCCGCCTTCCTCGTCATCCATTTCTGCATCTAGATCACCTTCTAGATCGTCTGTAGGATCGCCGCCCATTGCAGGCATTTCGTCGTCGCCTTCGATAGCAATATCTTCAAATTCTTCGTCGACTTTGTCTTCTTCTGCATCTTCATCTTTAGCAGCTTCGTCCATGTCTTCGTCTTCATCTTCTTCTTTTTCTTCTTCTTCAGCGATTTCGCTGTCGATTAAAGATTCGTAGATTTCACGTGATGCTGTAACCACGTACTCGTGGAACAGTTCTTCTGCTTTCGCTTGATCATCGTTGACCAAATGCTCAAGCATCTGTTGTAGTAATTTATTGTCGGCCATGGTATTCTCCTCAAATGGTATGGGCTGTTGTATATTTAACACGGAGATTACAAACCGGTGTTAAATGGTAGTTTTTTGATTGATTTGATCTGAATATATAGTATCAGGAAAGATTCTACTAAATTCATCGTAAGTGATATGACTTAGATTAGTCAGGGTAGGTCCTAGCTTATCTGGTATAAATGCACCAGGTTCTATAACTCTAAAAAAATGTGTGTGGCGGAACTCTTTGATTACCTTTTCAGTTTGACTTAACCAATTCCCGTGATAAGTGGCTGCATCAGTTGATTTTTTATAATTGAATGTATCTGCATAAATGTTGTTGAACTTGCCGTCATTACCTTGATAATCAAAGCCAAAAATATAGATAGTTCTATGTTCTTGAGTAGCTGCGAACCATAATGCTGTGGGTCCTGAGCTCCATCCTTTGTGCGGGCTAAAGAAGTTAATGCTGTGTTTGGTCTGTATGCCCTTGTTAGGGTTAGTCCAAACTTGATGTTTTTTGTGGTAGCCAGATTCAATGATTTCGTTAACCATTTTCACATCTACAGCTATTAGATAATTTGGTTCAAACTCACGATATTGTGCATTACACCCGTAAGTCACACCTTTGGTCGTTAGAGAACGAATGTCTAAGCACTGTCGGCTGGTGCCGTTGCCTATAACAAACGCAGGGTTATTGTGCAGGTGCTGCTTCTTCGCCAACTGGAGTTCCATACATTTGTCTTATAAAGTCCAGTTCAGATTGAGATTCTAATTGATGTGCTTCGCTCTGAAGCCTCAGTTGATTAATTTGTCGCAGCGTAAGACGTATCTTTCTAGTGTCTTTTTTGTCAACAATGCTGCGATCTCTGCTGGACTCATATCTACGATCTTGAGCAAAGTCGTTGTTTTTTTCGTTGAAGTAAAAGAATTCGTTAAGAAGCATAATGTATTTATTATTAAACTGGTGCTTCTGGTGCTACTTCTGCGCCTGCATCTGCTCCTGGTTCTGCAGCAGCTGCCATATCTAAAGGAGCTTCAGCTTCTTGGCCGCCTGCATCTGCAGCCATGCCGCCGGGAGTAACTCCTATGCCTCTCAGTTGACTCTGTGCATCAGCAGGTGCTTTGAGATTAGCACCGTTTTCTTCTCTCCACAATCTTTCGTTTTCTTTAACTTCGTCCTCGGTCATGCCTAGGAATCGTTTCATAGCAAAACGCTTGCTGAGATGTGGAATTTGCACTACTTGTGCAAATGTAGCTGCTCGAGCTGTGTCTAATTCACTTTGACGATAAGCAGCAAAGTTCTGTGGCTGATTGAATTTAAGTTCAAACAAGCCGCTGTCAATGTTAACCCCTTGATCGTTGAGCCATAGTTTAAATTCAAGATCAAATGTTTCTACTATAATGCTCTGTAGACGTTTGCAGTATTCGTTAAAGCGCAACTCTTGTATGTAAGCAGTGCCTACTTTGCCATCTGATACTGTGTTGGCCGCTTCATCTATAGATGTAGGCAAGTAAGAAGCAGGGATACGTAGGGCACGGAACAGCTTGTTGGTAAAATAACGCAGGTCAGTGATCTCGCCTAGGTTAGTACCACCTGGCAGTGTTTCAACTTTTGATCCACGACCTTCTGCAGTCTGCGGAAAAAAGTAATCTTCGTTTACACTTAGAGGATTATAACTGGCGTCTATGACGTTGGCTCCGCCACCTGTTGAGCTAGGAATACGTCTCTGTTGAATTTCGTTTTTTACACGCTCAACAAAGCTCATAGCCATGTGTGCCGGCATATTTCCAACGTCTACATAGAAAATACGTCTTTCTGGAGCACGTTGTATACGATAGATAATGATAGCATCTTCCAGCAATTCTTTCTGCTTGTAGACTTTGAATACTGATTCTAATAGACTGTTACCGAACGGATAGTTGTTGTCCAGTCCTTCTGATAATGAAAGATGGATAACATGTTTGGCATCCACAGTGATTTCATTTGTTTGATTATGAAAACGTGTGCCTACTGAACGTGCTGCATCGCCTGCAAATCCACGAGCTTGTCCGCCCCCCGACGTGTATGAACTGGTACCGCTTGGGGCTGTGTTTGTAGTGTTATGCGGAGTTGTGGCTATGAATTCTTTGAAGTTAAAGTTGAGATCGCGAATCACATACTGTTCAGGAATCTTGCCTTCTGATTCGTTAACAATTATCTTAGTAACTTTGGCAGCATCTACAAACAACCATTTTTTAGTTTCTGGGTCTCTAACGAAAAAACAGTCGCCGTATTTGAATGTGTTGCGCAGTATGCGGAAGATTCTGGTTTCAAAACTATTCTGCTTTGTCCACTTCTGTAAGCTGTCTTTGAGTATCTTAACTTCAGTAGCTGTAGGCTCACCACGAAAAAATGTATGGAACGGTGTGGCGTTTTCTTTGTCTTTTTGTGTGCAGAATTCTGTGAGTATGTCCAAAGCAGCATTAACTTCTGAGTCCATGTCCATGGTATCATACTGCATGTACCGTTCTATTCGATTAGGTGAACCTGCGTACACATCTGGCAGATAGCTGGAATAATTAGCACGAGCAGGACCCGGGCGGCCGCGACCACTGATCGGACTCATGCTGCCGCCAGTGTTGTCTATGTTAACAGGGGTGAAGTATTTTTTCCAGCTCATGCTTTGTATAGATTCTTATTAAGACCTTTAGTGGCCATTACATTTTCATAGGTGTTTGTAGTGGTCTGCGCCTGCAGTTTTATCAATTGTGCCATCTTAGTATTTAACTCCGCGAGCAGTGTAGAAGGTGATTCTTGAGATTTTTTATTTTGCTCTTCTTTTTCTTTAGCTGCTGCATCTTCTTTGGCTTTGGCTTCTGCATCTGTTTTGGCTTTGGCTTCTGCTTCAGCTGTTTTCTTTTCAGCATCTGCTTCTAGAGCCTTTTTACCGCTGTCTACATTGGAAGTTTTAGTAGCCGGTTGTGATTTAGCCAATGCTTCTGCTTTGGTCAGTGCTTCTAATTTCTTCTCAGCTGCTTCGATTTTTTCCGCAGCAGCTTTCTTTTCGGCACCAGTTTTTGCTGCTGCTAATTCTTTGTCAGCAGCATCTTTTTCTTTGCCAATTTCTTGTTTTTTAATACCAATTTCTACAGCACCACCTTGCTTACCACTGAACTGTTTCAACAATTCTTCCGGACCTGCACTGTAATCTAATAATTTTTCTTGAGCTTTGACCGCAGCTTCTTTGGCTTCTGCTTCTCGTTTTGCTGCACCTGTGAGCTTTTCGTGTGTGAGTTTTTGTTCTTTGAATTTTTTAGTATCTTGTTTCAGTTCATTCTTGCTTTGTTGTACTTTCTCTTGTGTTCTGCTTCTTTCGTCATCCCTGATTTTTCTTGTTTTGTCCCTGTCTTCCTGTAGACTCTGGCGATTTTTTTCACGTTGATCATACTCTTCTTGACTGATGCCAAACAGGCCTTTGGTCATTTTACCCAGTGCTGCTAATATCTGATCAAACAATCTATCAAAAAACATGCCTACGTCTTGCAGTGTGTCACCAAGTTTAGCAAGTCCAAACGCAGCTATTTTGACTAGACCATACAAAAATTTAAACACCCCGACCAAGCCATGTATTGCCGGGGTGAGCACGAAACTCAGTATGTTTATAACACTGCCGATAATTGATCCCAGTGTTTGAAAAATATCACCGGCCATAGCACCAACTTCAATTAATATCTCACCAAATCCACCGGCGCTGTCCGTGACACCAAAAATTTTCATGTATAATTCTTTCAAAGGTTGTATTATAGACATTACACCAGCATACAATCCGTCAAAGGCAAATATGGCTCCACGCACAATGCCCCCCAGCACAGGAAATACTGCATTCATAATACCGTCAATGAATTCTACTGTTCCGCCTAGTCCCGATGCACCAAATTTTTCACTGAGGTAAGATATCACCGGAGCTAATAGCAAACTCATGCCTTCCCATATCTTCATGGCCACTGACACCACAAGATTGAAAGCAGGTACCAAATATTTTTCTGCAAGATTGGCTACTGTACCAAACGCACTCATCAAATAGTCTAGTATGCCACTGTTAGCCAGCAACATTTTAAACTTGTTACCTACTTCTGCGATCGCAGCTTGGAACTGCTGCATCTTTTGATTCATTTTGTCTGTTTCAGCAGCAGCTTTTTTCTGTTCTTCTGTGGCTTGCTTCAACCCGTCGGCGTTTATCTGTTGTGTAGCTGCTAATAAGTTAACGGTGCCGCCTAACTCAGCACTGGCGGCTCCCGCATATTTTATGTTCTGTAGATTTTTTGCACCTTCTTGTTTCATCAAGTTGTTTAAGGCGTTACGTTCTTCTAAGGTTACTGCTTCACCTCGCTGCATTTTTTGATTCATTCTCTGCAGCATGGCCGCGCTCTGAGGCATCATTGCCATGAGCTTTTGATTTTCTTCCGTTGTGGCTGTGCCTGTAGACATAATGTCTTTGGCGAATGTTTCAAGTCCTTTAGGCAAGCCGCCGGTTACTGCTAAGAAACTGTTTCTCACTCCCTCGCCCAATCCCGACATAGATGCTTGGAACTGTGCATCCTTGGCCATTGCTGCCATTGATTCTTCTACTTGTGATCTTGATTGCCCTGTAGCTTTAGCCAGCGCATCCATTTCTTTTAGATAGGTTTTAGCACCTTGTGCTAATTCTGCATTGGATTTTTTACCTTGCAGGCCTTGAGATTTCATCAATGCACCGTAGCTGGCCAATCCTTGATTGATATCTTGTGTGCTGAATCCTAATGCGTATAATTCACTGCTGGTACTACGTAGTTGTTTACTAACTCGAGCAAAATTTGTTGCTCCGCCTTCTGTAGTGGTTCCGAACGCAGTCATAGCATTTCCGTTCTTCTGAATCAATGAACCGAACTCTGCTAAAGACATGCCAGCACCAGACGCGGCTGCGGCAAAATTACTAATGCTACCGCCAAACGTAGCACCGGTTGATGCAACTGCTACATACGACTTTGTTACATCGTCAGCTGCTGCGGCCACAGCTTTAAATATAGTTCCAAATATAGGAACACTACTAAAGATTTCTGCTGCCGAAGTGGCAGATCCGTCTAATCTTGATAGTGCAGCCACAGCTCCTACAGTAGCATCGCTGAATTTTACATATGCACCAGCAGCTTGAATTGCACCATTTTTTAGTTTACCTATGCCGGATACCGCCATTCCGGCCATAAATCCAACACCTTTAAAAGATTTACTAAGCGCAGCAGAAGCAAGTCCTAACGCACCGCCACCTGCTCCACCACCACCTCCACCGCCTGGAGGGCCACCACCTCCCCCTCCACCACCTCCGGGACCACCACGGCCGCCTCCGCCACCACCGCCCAGTGCAGCAAGTATGGCCTTGAGAGTGGCTTCAGAAGCTGCGTTTTGAGCTTCAACTTGCCCAATTCCTGGGATGTCGATCATTACTGCCATGGCTTATTTTTTCCTGGATAAATGCGCATATAAATACACTTGCGTATTATATATTTACCGGAGATAAAATGGACCAAATTCCTAATCAGAGCCAGCAAAAAAAGAACCCGCTGAGCAGCTTTTATAGACAGCCAAAGATCTATGTCAAACTACCAAGCAAAGGTGAGTTCTATCCACCTGGCAGTTTAGATGTCAGCGCCAACGGAGAATATCCTGTTTATGCAATGACTGCCAAAGATGAACTGCTGTTCAAGACTCCGGATGCACTGTTAAGCGGACAAAGCACTGTAGAACTGATTAAAAGCTGTATTCCAGCGATAACTAATCCTTGGGCAATGCCAAACATAGATCTAGACTTTGCGCTAATATCCATACGCATTGCTACCTACGGTGACAAGATGGAAGTGGGTTGTAACTGTCCTCACTGTGAAGCTGAAAACAACTACGACATTGATCTCACTGCTTGGTTTGGTGTGTTTAACAATTTCCATTATGAAAAAGATATACCAATAGATCAACTAACAGTACATGTCCGCCCGTACACCTACAAAGAAGTTACAAAAACTGCAATACAAACTATGGAGCAGCAGAGAATTTTCCAGATCATTAACGATGACACTTTATCAGACGAAGTTAAACTGGAAAGATTTGGTACAAGTTTTATCAAGCTCACAGAACTCACTGTGGATATCATTGCAGACTGTATCACTGCCATAGATGCACCAGAAGGCACTGTTACTGATCAAGCTATGATCAAAGAGTTTATTGCAAACTGTGCCAAAGATGTATTTGAAAAAATACAGAACCATGTGATACAGATGAAAGACAACATTCAGTTTGAAGCACAAAACGTTACCTGTGGAGAATGTAATAAGTCATTTAGCTTGCCTATTACAATGGATCAGGCAAATTTTTTCGCCGTAAAATCTTAACGCTGTCCTTGCCGGAGATTTTACGAGAATCTGATCGCTTAGACAAAGAAGGCAAGGATCTCAAAAAAGAATGCATGAAACTGTGTTGGTACATGCGTGGACTAAGTTTTGCTGAAGTCATGCACATGAGCTGGGACGAGCGAGAAATAATTGCAGAGATTGTTAAAGAAAATCTCGAAACTACAAGAAAAACAGGACTGCCTTTCTTTTAAAGTGTGTTTCTATAAGACTTTAGATTATATAAGTCTTGGCTGTCAAGAGGTCTACCTTGCAGAACTCTGTCAACAGTAGCACCTACTTCATCATCGCTGATATCTCCACGATAGGTTCTTAATTTTTGTAGACTTGCGGTGCTTAATGGTTTTTCGGACATCGCTTGATCAATCAATGTCTTAAGTTCGTTGTTATCGGTGGGTGCTGTATTAGTTTTAGATGGTTCAGTACCGGCAGGTTCAAACCATCTCGATGGCGATAACAGTTTGTCCATTTTATCTTTGCCAATGTCATACTGTTTCTTAACGTCTGTGCCATCCAGCCATTTACTAGGACTTAAGAATTTGTCCATCTTGGACTTGCCTTTCTCATAGGCCGCTGGTCCAACTTCTACTACAATGTCACGTATTTTCATTTTCTAAATACGCTGATTGTGCCTTGTGATAGTCCAGTTTCAAACATCTTCTGCTTGTGCATTTCCACACGTTGAGCCAATGCTTCTGATAGCGCATTTCCGTAATTAACCTTGCTGGCATTTTGCTGTTGTAATGTGTTGACCATATTACCCATTACCCTGTTGCCTGTGGATTTAGCTGCGGCTGCTGCTTGACGCTTTTCACGTTTGGCAATAGCACCTGGTGTTTGACTAACTTGACCTGCTACCTTGCCACCTGTTTTCTTAGGTGGAGGTTGATTAGGATTATCAGCGGCCGCTGTGTTCGTAGCACTGACTGGCGCATTAGCCATAGTATTTGCAGGTGCTGCCGGTGCAGGTGCTGCCGGTGCAGGTGCTGCTGCTCCGCCTGCTGCTTTTTCTACATCTGCAGTTGGCATCTTAGCTGCAGGACTTGCATCATATGCTGCTCTTTCAGCATCTGACGCAAATGGTTTACCAGTATCTGGATTAAATCCTGATCCAGTACCGCCAGCTGCTGGGCTGGCGCCTGGTTTTGCTGCTGCTCCTGCTGCTGGTTTAGGTGCAGGTGCCGCTACTGATTTTTGTAACAATTGCAAAATTCTTTGCTTGCCTTTTTTGTCTAATTTGTCTACGTTAGCTTTAACCTGTGCATACACAGTTTGATTAGCTTTTTCTTGTGACTGAGCTTGCTGCTTGTCTACAACTGCTGTAGTTTTTGCTAACGCCTGTCCTGCAGCACCCGTCTGCGGTTTAGCTGGTGCTGTTCCTGCAGGACCTTGTGCATTGATATCTTGTGCTGAAGGTGGTGTTGTACTACTTGCTGCTGGTTCTGCTGCCGGTGCTGCTGCTGCCGGTGCTCCACCTGTTGGTGCTGCTGCCGGTGCTCCGCCGGTTGGTGCTGCTCCGCCTCCATCATATCCAGGCTGACCTTTGTTAGGATCTGGATCATCGCCTACAAATGCTTTGCCAGACTGGTAACCTTTCTTCATAGCACGGCCTGCTCCTACCACTCCACCTGCTACTGCTCCTACACCTTTGGCAAGGCCGCCTGCAACTTTGCCAATTCCTCTGCCCACAGCGCCTAACGCTGATCCAATCGGGCCTTCGTCTAGCTGTTCGAGCTGTGATTCAGTTAAAATTTCGTTAATTCTCATATCAAGCGGTTCCTAGTTGTTTGGTAAGATAATCGATCATGCGTTTTCTATCTTTAGTATTTAACTGCGCAATTGCCTTTTTAACTTCTGCATATCCGCCACTTGCTGCTTGAGCTGATTGAGCTACTGGTACTGCGGAAATTTTTAAATCTGTAAAAACTTTATCAACTACTGGTGCTTCGATACCACCGTAGTTTAATAAAAATTGTTTGAATTCTTCGCTGTCAGTAGGTGATCCTTCCAGTTTCCAAGCTGCCAACAGTTTAGCAGATGTAACTTTTTCAGTGGCTTGTTTGCCAACCCAGGCAGCACCTTTAGCAACTGCTCCAGCACCGGCTTTGAGCTTGTCCATAAAACCAGCTTCTGTAAGCACACGATCAATGATCATGTAGACTTGTCCTTCACTAAGTGGACGAGTTTGCACATAAAAACTTTCTTTCTTTTCCGATCCAGTTGAAGCAGCCACTGCACCTTGAGCACCAGCCTGCAGTCCTTCTTTAGCGGTATTAATAAACTGTAGTAGACTGTCATTGTCTTTGGCTGCTTTCCATGCACCGTCTACCATGCTCTGCATGTCTGCCATGTAGTCTTTGCTTCGAACGATGTTAGCGACCATTTTTAGTTGATCAAATCCTTCAACTGCTCCATCACCTCCACCTTTAACTAAATTCATTGCAGCACGGATAGCACTGGCTTCTTCGGGCTTAACTAATGCATTAAATCCTTGTGTGGTCTGAGTCCATTCCATGCCAGGAGCTCGTAGTGTTTTAGTAGCATCCCAACTGATATTTTCTAAACCGGCATCTTCTGAGCCAAACGGTATAGATTGCTCACGGAATCCTGCCATCCAGTCGCCTAGCATTTCAAATGCCTTGCCAGATAGATAACCTAGTGCAGCAGTTTTAACACCTTTACCAACTGCTGTGCTGAGTTTTTCACCTTTGATCAATTCAGCTGCGCCACGTAACACTTGACCAGCGATAGCACCACCAACTGGGCCGCCTGCAAGTGAGGCAAGAGCAGTTAGTACACCAATAATTGCTGCGCTCTTGCCTGGATTCTCTTTCATCCAGATACCAAGCTCGGAAATACCGTCTAGTAGTTTTGAATCTGGAAACTTTTTATTGATGTCGTTTTTAAGTTTTTCAAACTTTTCATCAGCCATCTTAACAGGAGCGGTATTCTGCAGCCATTTACCAACATTGTTGATCACTTCATTGGCTTTTTTAGCTACATCGACTCCTGCTCCTACAGCCGTACGATTAGCACCGCCTGCTACTGCTTGCTTTTCTAATTCACCAAACACCTGTTTGATTTGATCAGCTGTTAGTGTAGCTTCAATTAGAGGCACGAATTCTTTGTAAATGCCTTCTACAATACGCCGTTGTTCAAGAGTTAGCCCGTCACATGATTCTCTAAGTATTTTCTTAGAGACTTGTCTATGTTGTTCGACTAATAAAGTGTGGTCTGATAGTGTTATTAGTCTCATTAAAAATCCTTAAGTTTCTTTTCTCTTTCAGCTTCACCATCCTTATTTGTTTTGTCAACTAATGCTTTAGGAGTAATAGAACCATAACTAACTCCATCAATCCTTCCAGTAGTTGGATTTAATTTTGGAGGCATTATTGAAATGACTACATCTTGTACGGACCATTCCATTGACCCTACTTCGCCTTTATTTGGCCCAGCTACATATCTGTTTTCTTTAGAAGGCTTTCCAAACTTTTTAGAAATAATATCTTGAAAATCCATTACATTACCAATACCAGGAGCAGTCATAATATCTACTAATACACCTTGTTTAAATTCTGCAGTCATTTTTATACCGGCAACATCAAATACATATCTATTCCCAAGTTTTTCTGAGGATATTTTTCTAAAATCGTCCTCAGACATTCCAAATTTAATAGTTCCATTTTTTAAAGAAAATTTAGATAACCCATCAGTTGGCTCTTCTACTCCAGCATTCTTTTTAACAGCATCTAATTCGTCAGGTGCTGCTTTCTTAATTTCAGGTTTTGGCTCATCAACTTTAACTGTTTTAGGTAAGACCTCAGGTGCTGCTTTTTTAGGTTCGTCTTTTTTGATTTCCGGTTTTACATCTTGTTTTGGTTCAGCTGCTTTAGATTTAACTTCAGGCGCAGCATCTACTTTTTGAACTGCTTGTTTAACCACAGCTGGTTTGATTTCACCAGTGTCTACTTTGGCTTGCACATATCTCACTACCTGAGAATCTTTGATTTTACTTGCATTATCTACTTTAAAATGCTGAGCCATAGCATTACCACTAACGCCTAAAGCACCTAAGGTAATAGCACCCGTGGCTAATCCTTTTTTAATTTTACTCCAATCCAACTCAGTCAGAACTTCTTCATTAAGTTGTGATTCAATTAGAATTTCATTTATACGCATGAATGATCCATTGTTTGATTGTTTATTTATTGTAAAAACGAGCTTACGCTCGTTTGCGTTTTCGCTTGTCGCTCAACGCGATTGTCTTCTTTTTTAATTGATGTGCATTGTAATTGCGAAGCAATTCAAGTATTATGCAGATTGTTCAGTCACACTTTGCCCAGGCCGGGCAAAGATAAGAGCATTATGCGAGTTGCACAGTACACTCTAGCGTTACAGCGTTACAGAGGCGGTCATCCGGTACCTCGAGCTGCGTCTTTATATGACGGCGGTGTATACATTTACGCTAACAAATGCACACACGTGGGGCTTATTTCCCCTCTTTTTGCCTTGTTTTTCTTTTCAAATAACCAAATCGCAGGTCTTAGTAGCGATCGTCATCCTTTCGGGTAGTGGTTAAGCACCTTTGCGGCAAGGTTTTCCATCCCTGTGTACACGTAGACCAGG